GTACGTGACTGGCAACCTGCAACTTCAAATGATTTAACTTTATGCTGCTCTGGAATTGTTACTGAATTTTTTCCATAATCCATAATCCATAAAAATTTATCTTCATCTGAATCTATGTTACTTAGTATTTGCAGATATCTTTCTAATTTTCTTCTTATCATTCTTCCTTTCTTTAAAAACTTTCATCCAATCTAACCTTGGACCAAAATAAATATTCTTTACTCTATTCCCTAAGTAGTCATGAGCCCAATAGTACTGCCAAACGTGTTTTTCCATTAAAACCCCGGGATGAATCCTACCACCCATGTCTTTAAAGCCCGATAGCGGGCAATTATGAGCTCTTTTATTTGGCGGAAAACCGCGGGTTTATCATTAGGGTCCCAAACAGCCATTATCTCCCCATTTTTATCTTTATACTTAGGATTTAGCGACATCAGGCATTTCTATTACGTTATCGTTGTTAGCTCTTTCAATTACTGCGTTGAATGCAATGGAAATTCTTTGTCTATCAGATCTATTTACATCAACATCATGTAATAAATAAGAAGGCCATATTAAACAATCACCATCTTGTGGATCATGTCCAATCATATTGGCATAAGGTTGTCCTGGTCTAATCATTTTATTCATTTGTTCATGAGTAGCAAATCGAATGATACCAGTCTTACCACCTCTAACATAATAAACACCAGCTACGTCACAGTTAGCACGGTAATGGGAATGAAACATATTAACAGAACCAGGTTCATTTACATTAGTCCAATAAGTAATTTGTGCATCCATCTTTTCTTTAGGATAATAATGATCCATCCAACCACTTAGTAATAAACCAAATGCTTTAAACAATTCTGATTCACATTTATATTTATACATACTCCGCCAACATCCAGCATTACCAGCTGGCATACCAACTTTATCTTCTTTTCTAGCTGTTTCAATCTCTGTTAATAAAAGATTATTTAAATTTTTATAATTCGCATATCGTTCATAAAATATCCTCGTCTCTTGAAGAGGTATCTTAGCTAACGTTGCGGGTACTGTCTCGCTCATATTTCTCCGTTGCACATTGTGGACCACATAAGAATACCATTTGGTATTCTTGATCCGGGTTAAACTTTTTACTCGTCCAGTAAATTAGTTTTTTAAACCATGAACCACATTCTGAACATAAAAATTCAGGTCCTTGGCGCACGCTTCTTTTATCATATTCCACAAATACCCTCACATTCATCTGCAAATTCTTCATCAAATGTCTCACCAAATAATGATTGCTGCTTCTTAGGCTCTAAGAAATTAATACTTCTTAAAGGTTTAGCTGATTTATGTAGAAATAATTCTGTCTCTGTATTCTTTAATCCATGTCTTATTTTGTCATCAAGATCACACGCATCTTCCCAATCTTTAGGATAGTTCTTTTGCATGTTTCTCCATTGATCATCGTGATGATAAGGACAACCAATACATGATGACTTACCAGGCATAGGATGTTTCTTTATATCACGGTACCATTGTAAACAATCAGCACGTGACATTTTCATTTCAATTAAAGGCCAACGTGACGTTAGCCATCCCATTCTAGCCTTCTTCATACGCATAGCTTCATCAGTAGAGATACCAATCCATTGTTCAACTATCATATCTTTTGGAACTCTGTATCTTGGTTTAACTCCTAATAATTCTCTCATCTTTTTTTGAATAGGGATCACCTTATAATCATGTGTACACTGACGATAAAGCATCCCTACTCTTCCACCATTAGGACGTGCAGCAAACAAAGGTGGGTTTGGTACACGACCAGCAAACGATTTACTCTCTTCATTTGACCCTGGAATTGGGTTCGCTGCTTTAACAAGGTCTTCTCTGATGTTTCCTCTTTCCACAGTAATGATTGGACAGATCGTTATTGCTTTCTTTAAATATTCTACATGCTCATAAACAAAAGATGGTTCCCATCCAGTATCAGCAAATATCATATAATCTGGTTTATGTTTTGTCATTCCTTCTTGCGCCATTAAAGCTAAACAAGAAGATTGAACACCAGCTCCTAATGAAAGAATACGTAGGGTAGGTTCACGTTGTTCACCCTTCCCATCTGTTCCATCATATTCTGCTGGCTTTCCTGTTTTAGTTAAATTTGTAGTTTTAAAATATTTAGGTTCTTCTGTAGCTGCTACTGCAGCCATCATATTTAATTGTTTTTTATCCGGAGCCATTTTACTAGACATCTCTTGTAAAAGTTTACGTCTTTCAAACTCCATTTGCTCATGATTAATAGCAAATCCTGGCTTAACTCCGTTCACAGATTTCTGATTAGCTGCACGGCTTTTGCCCTGTTCTTTGTACCCGGGTTTTTTAATCTCTGTCATAGGCCTCTAGTTCGTTAATTGTTCTGATGATTTTTTGCGTATAATATATGTCTTCAGCATATATTGCAAGTGTCATAGCTAACTTCTCTAAGTCAACTATCTCCTTGAAATACTGTGATAATCTTTCTTTTCTAAATTGTTTATAATGATGGTTATTATTTAATAAGTACATATAGTAAGATATGGATTCGCACTTTGTCTCAAAGATCCTAAGCCCCCAGCTTGCATTAGGATTATTTAGCGGCTTTAGTTGATCATCTGATGGGTCAAACGTGCGGATTCCAAGGAGGTTATTACCCTCCACAGCAAATCTAGATTTACCCCAATTAGATTCATGAACTGCTTGCGCTATTACTAAATTAATAGGTGTTCTCTCATGTTCTTCATGTAAAGAATTTAAATGCAAGGCACATGCACGTACATCTTCAATAAATTCATCATTATTAGTGTAATCCATTTCTGGATTAAACCCTATGCAAATCATTAATGTGACACAAATCCAGTTCATCCACCCCAACTTTCCCCAAGATCTATATCTGCCTTGGAAGGTACTTCTAGTTCTACACATGTCTCCATGACACGTTGTATTTCTTTAGCTTGTTTCTCATCTTTAACAGAACAATCTAACTCATCGTGTACTTGTATTAAAGGTACTACACCTAGTTCCTCATATACATCTACCATGGCTTTCTTAGTCTGATCTGCCGCTGATCCTTGAATCAATCTATTTAAAGCTTTGTATGTTCCAGCTCTTTTTATTGCTTCTCCATATTCTACTTTGGCTTGATTGTGAGGTAATGCTTTATGTACACCCCACTGTGTAGGCTCCCACAGATCAAATCTACATTTACGACCGAGTAATGTACGAATAATGCCCTTAGAATTAGCACGATTCATCACCGCCTCTAGCATTCCTTGCATAAAAGGTACTCTTTCGCGGAAATCTTTTAACATTTTCTTAGCATCCTGAGGATCTATATCTAGCTCCCGAGCCATCTTGTTATAACCCATGCCATACATTACACCTAAACCAATAGTCTTAGCTAGTCTTCTTTCGACCCCTGCCATGTCTGCCGTTTGTTGGTGAAAATCCAGATCACTTTTCTTATAAGCTTCTTTTACTTCTTCAGCACCTAATTGTCCTACAAGACATGCCCAATGCGTAAGTAACCTGGGCTCTTGTTGCGAGTAGTCTGCTTTAAGCCAGTACTCTCCAATTTCCGGTATAAATAATTTCCGTATCTCTTTAGCAAACTGACCACGACTAGGTATCTGTTGTAAATTAGGATGATTGTAACTAAATCTACCAGATACAGTTCCACCACTATCAGATCGAATTTGATTAATGTGCGCGTGAATTCTACCATTTGTATTATGTTTTAATAATCCCTGTAAAAATGTACCTCTTAATTTATTAAGCTCACGCGCCTGCATAATTAGTCTAGGTAATTCATGTGGATGATCAGTTAAAAACATTTTAGTAAACGATGGTGAATCTGTTTTAGCAGTCCTCTCGTATGGTAAGTTCATAGAATCAAAAGCTTTTGCTATAGAAGCTGCTGCCCATATCTCTACGTCCTGGTTAGTTAAATCCTTTATTCTTTTTAAAAGTTTCTTCTCTTTGTTTTTAAATTTACTATTTAAATCAACTACTTTATTTTCATCAAACCGAACACCTTTCTTAGTCATATTAAAAATAACACGGATTAATCTACACTCAATATCATATATTGTATCCAGATTATCCTTCTTAATCTCCCATGCTAATTTCTCATACAACTTTAGCGTTAGCCTTGCGTCTTCCTCAGCATACTCTCCTACAAATGTAGCCGGTAATTTATACATTTCAGCCTTTGCATCTACACCAAATGATGCCGCTGCTTCTTTAAGTTTAGCTTCACTCTTAAACTCACCCAGATAATCAAAAGATATACTATTTAATGTATAGGAAAATCTATTCTCATCAATGAGAGCCATCGCTACCATTGTGTCATGGATACGACCTTTAACTTCTATACCTAGTACACTTAACCACCCTATATCGTATTGAGCATTATGAAATACTTTTTCTAATTTTTCATCTTCACATAAAGATTTAATATACTTAATAACTTTCTTGCTATCCATGTTACCACCACCTTCGTGTGCAATAGGATAGTAAGCTTTAAATCCATTAGCAGCTACTGCTATACCAATAACAGCACCTATCTTTTTAGGCCACCCAGGACCATCTTTAATTAATCCTGGGTCACATGTTTCTAAGTCAATTGCTATTTTCTCCCGGTCACTTAGATCCGGGAATTCCGTGGGTGCTATCCAATCTGAATTAATTGTCATGTTTTAGTTCTCCTGCTATTGCCATATATGCTGAAGCATCTACGTAATCATCTACGTTAGCTCTACCTCTTTGTGATCTTGATATTTTTAATAGTGCCATCATTGTTGCTACTTCATCAGAAGTAATAGCAGTAAATGGTTTAAGCTTTTCATCTAAAAATATATTCCAAAACTCTGCAATTTGTTCATGGTTTATTTTAGTATCTCCATGTGTTTCTTGTCTTCCACCGTTGACTAACTCAGCGGCTTTTAATAATATTTCACTCTTGTTCATATAATGAATCCTCCATCTCTCTGTGGTTGTACTACGTGTAGCTCATTACGGGCACGTGTGGCTGCTACATAAAACACACGGCATTCATCATCTGAATCCTTTTCCATTGCTTCTTGTGACTTTCTTGATAAGTCTGTCAGCAACATTACATTATCTGCTTCTCCTCCTTTAGCGCCATGAATGGTGCTTAAATGAATCTTTGGATCACTCTTAGTAAAATCCTTGTTCCTCGTTTCAATAGACCTTAAGAATTCTTTATCACGCGTGCCTACTTTATCAAAAGCGACATCCCATGGTCTACCTCCCATCAGTAATCCGTGGTGCATAACTAATTCTTCTAATTCATATTGTTCCTTGTTTGCTGTTCTAAGATTCTTATGACCACGCTCTATTCCTATTTCTGAAGACATGTAAGAATATATATCTTTCACATCTGTTAATTCTATGTGCCCACCTTGATTTAATCTCTTCAAGGCGCTTGTAGCATTCAATAATTTCTGCGATATAGGTAAACGATTATTTCTTTTATAAAATAATCCTTGTAATCTTATGTCACGTTCTATTTCATCAAGTAAATAATTAGTCCTTGCCATGATAAGCCAGTTTTCATCTCCTACATTTACACTATCTGGATAAGAATGATACTGAACTAGCCCTTGATTCTTTGTACCATACCATTTTTTAGGTATGCGATTACGTACACGTCCTATAATTCTTTGTGAACAGTTTTGTATAACTTGTGCACATCTATATGATTGTTGTAATACTTCTCTCTCACCATTTAATCTAATAAGATGATCTACATCTGCACCGGCCCATCGATAAATAGCTTGATCATCATCACCACTTACATAAACTTGTTTAGCATTTTGACAAATTTTATGAACCATGCGCCATTGTAGTTTACATAAATCTTGTGCTTCATCTATAAAGACTACATCTAACTTTGGAATCATTCCTGCTTCAATGTACATTTCTATCATGTCTGTAAAATCTAATATTTCTTTTTTCTTTTTAAATTCTTCAATAGAACGTTGAGCCCTCAACAATGCGTGCCAAGAAACGTCTAAATTAGAGTTATTATAATGATGCTCTAAATCCA